GTTCAACTCCCGCCACCTCCACCAAAATTCTTTCCGAAGTAATCCATTGGAATCTAAAAAAGCCTTTAAACTCAATGTTTAAGGGCTTTTTTATTGGCTGTATTGTCCGGTGCTGTCCTAAGCGATTTGACCCTATTTTTGCTTTGTGTGGGTCAATATTGGGACAATTTGACCCACTAAATAAGTTTATTAATGTAAGTTTTCGGCTTTTTTTGCACTAATTTGTTTTTTATTCTGCACTAAGTATTTTGCAGTTATTCTGCACTGAATGAAAAGCCATGCTTCAATAGCATGGCTTTGAAATTAAGGGCGAACATAGAGTACATGTTTACCATTAAGACTGTTCTCTGGGAAATTAGAATCATTAACTGTCTTACTAACTTCCATTGCATAATATGCGATAGAGTAAACAAGCGTCTCATTATTTGGTGTACTTACATCGCGCATTTCAAATGGTATTCCTAAAACAATATCTCCATTCTCGTCCACAGCAGAGCGTACAACTTTTACATCTACAGCAACGTAATCTGATGATGGAATCTCAGTAGTTTGTTTCCCAACTTCAACAACACACCATAAATCTGAATTAGATGTCCCTGTGAAGTGTGTACGGTGATAGTGCGGTATTTTAGGTGTAGGATTCTCGAATGTTGATAAGTAATTCAGCTCAACATATTTTTTTAATAAATCACTGTAATAAAACCATTTAAATTCTGGGTAAATTTCATAACCATCATCTTTTACAACTACATCAGTTCCGCTTTCATTTGAAAAATCGACAGTAGACGTGTAACCGACAGGTGAAAAACTCTTTGGACGATCATCTACATAGATTGAGCCATGTCCATCACCGTAATCACGATTCCAAACATACATATCATAGGAAATTTCCGCATACCCTCCTTTGGGTAACTCAAATACATATTTCACGGGTTCTTGATGATCTGTACTATGAATTTTAGTTACGTGTGTATTACTAATCTCTGAACCTTCTTTATTGAAAATTTTGACGTAAATATTGCCGTCACCTTGTGGTTGAAAATTGAACCATAATAAAAACTGTCCATAGCTACGCCAAGGTCTAAATGTGAAAGCTCCCGAACGTCTATTCCACCATCTAACCCCACCTATGGAAAAGCCTGTATCTCCAGTCTCACCATTCCAGCCATAAATACGGTTTGCATCTTCGATAAGTGTTGACTGAACATTGGCAGTCATGGGCAAATCAACACCAAATGTTGTTGCTAACAAATATTGTGGATGCGGATTCTTAGCATCTTTATGTTGCTGTAAACTTGCAGATACATAATCAATTGCTTGGTTTAAAGCAGACTTAGTTGCTGTTATAGCTGCTAAAGCCTGAATTCGCTGTTCTACAGCTTCAGATAAAGCCAGTAAGTCAGCATCTGTTGCTAGCAAGCCGTAGAGTTGAGCATAATTATTGGGATCAAGCTGAATACCGTGTAATTCAAGCAAATTAGATAACTCTTCTTGGATTGTATTCAGCCATGTTGGTGTTACATACGTCGCATCTTGTCCTGATAAATCTGCATTATCGTGAAAACCATGTTTGCCGATACCGTTTACATCTGGACGAGCGTTTGCGCTATCAATTCTTTTCATGATAGTTCCTTAAGTTCTTAATGTTTTATTGAGTTCAATTTGGGGAATGAGATCTATAGTTTTCACAAACTGCTTTGACTGCTCTAGATTAAAGATGCTCTTTGCAATAGTTTCTAAATAAGTTTCTGCAAATAGCGCTACACCCTGATCTGTGGAAGATGTATGAGCAATAATTTTGTCCGCAATCTCATTAAAAGTTAGATATTGTGTTGCAGAGGTTTGGCTTAATCGCTGCAAATAACCACTATTAGTAATTTGACTAGGATTTGTTTTATATTGAATTCGACAGCTACCAGTTTCCCCTGCTGAATCTAATGTGTAGGCAGGGGTAGCATACCCCCAATCAGCATTAATCAATGAGTAGTAGGAGCACAAATATTTTGGAGAAGGGCCAGTTTTAGTCCCATAGACGTTTCCACTGATTTGCCAAACCTCAGTTTTTTTAACATAAGAAACACGGCTATTTATGGGGTCAGAATTCCAACTAGTCACTCCCGATAATTGACTAATCGCATTTTTCACTGCCTGCCACTGTTGCATCTCTCCATCCGTTAATGAGCTTACAATAGCCTCTTTTAAGTTCCAATTTGCATAACTATCATAATATTCGCGTTGATTGGTTTTATAGGCTGTGTAGTGCGCAATTCCTGTTGTATTCACTGTTATAGTTGGACTGATAATCCACTCACCCCAAGGCATATCTACAACCCATTCAATCATTAAATAGCCAGCCAAATAATTTTCAATAATACAACTCATATCAGCAGTCATAGGATATTGAAGTCTCAACAAAACTTTGTAACGTAAACGCTCTGTATTTACTGGAGAGGTACAAGGAGCTGTGCACAGCATTGGGCGGTGCTTAATAACATCGACTAAAGTGACACCAAAAATCGCTAAAATCTGTTCAAGATACTCACGATTCATCACATTACGGTGCTGACGAATCCATCGTAAAACGCTAATGCGCTCTTCAATAGTTTGACTACCTGGCACCATACATTGCATCGGTAAGCCATATTCTCGCTCGTAATCGGCTAATAGATCGACTGGAATTGTTTCCAAAACTTGAAGCAGGCGATGTGCATCAATATCGGCTTGTGCCAAGGCTTTCGCATGGGCGTAAATATCATCTGCAACATGGGTCATTTCAGCCGTGTCATATACACCTTCAGGTAAAAGCTGACGTAGAACAGAGGCATAAAGCTCAGTGGTTTGTTCTAGGCTCATACGGCATATCTCACATCAAGATTGCCTAAACGAAGCCAATAGGTGTGCATCCAGTTGACCGTGGGTACTACATTACTAGACGGTGTGAGCACTACATCAGAAACACCCAAAACATTCATAATTCGGGCATTTAAAACAGATTCCTGATATGTCTGTGCTGGACCAAGTTCCGCAAAATATTCTCGAATAATGCTGCGAACTTCTTCTAAATCCACGCCTACACCTGTCACTGTCGCAGTAACATCTACAAGTTGAAGTGTAGGGGAGTAAATTCGGCAATCAGCCCAAAAGCCAGCGGTTGCATCAAGGGCAAGTTGAGCCGCTAAAATCAAAGCAGAACTAGGTAGAGCAGGAGGATTGCCCGCAGCAGTAATAGCCACATCCATTGAACCAAGTCCGCGACGTTTTGGGTAAACATAAACATGCTTTACGCCAGGTGCTTCTTTCAGATCGGTTTCAATGTCTAATGGCCGATCACGATGCGAACCCAAACGCTTTCGTGTCAAAATACGTTCACGCCATAGCTCTACATCTTCAACATCTGTACCACCACCAATAGAAACGACATCCGCAGTACCACGTAAACCCGCTGGGGGACTTACCCAGATCATCTGATCGCCACTAAAGTTCCAAGCAGCACCCATTTGATCTGCTTCAACTGAAACAACAGTCTCTTGGTTTGCACCCAATAGAACGGCATGAGTTACGGTATAAAAATGGCCTTTACCATCAGTAATCTTTTGATTTTCTGACAGGGTGACTTCAACGTTAGAAATAGCCTTTACAGAACCAGAAGCTCGACCACTAGGAGCACGTGGTACATCCACTTCTTCAGCATGAATATATAAATAAGCCTCATCAGCTGTTTGTGCAAAAAGTTGACGCTGAATATAGTTCTGATGTTGATATAGGCCTTCAACAACTGAGGCTGTTCCATCTGCACGTATAGAAGCATCAGAATCAGCCGTAATACTCAAGCCTTTACGATTACGGATTTCTTGAACAATGATCTGATGAACTTGATAGAAGTTAAGGATCGGGAACATTTAGACACCTACAGGAACAAAATAGTGAATGACTTGTGATTGGCCTGTGAGCTTGACTAAATTAATGCTTAGATCAATCCGACCTGATTCACTGCGACGTGCACTGACTTCGATAGAACGAAAACGACTCGGAACCAAATGCTGAAGTGCTTGTTCAGCATATTGGCGGGCTAAAACTTTATTGCGTTCCACATCTTTGGAACGACGTAATTTATATAGATAACTACCTTGATCAGGACGGGCAAAATGCTTACCACGGTGCTGGTATAGACAGATCAAAACACTTTGAATTTCATCCTGAGTAAAAGCCTCATCTAAACTGGCTAACTCATAGTCTTTTTTAGAAAAATCAATCTTTGCCATACTGACCTCACATTGCCTTATTCGGGCCAGATGAACTGCCGTGGACATGCCCGTTGTATGTGTCACGTATTTGTTGCATGGTTCCTTTATGGTCCTGAACCTGACCGTCTGCTTTAATGTCTTGGGTTGATTCAATATTGCCGTCCACAAATAAGTCGCCTTTAATGTGCGTGCCATCTTCTTTAAGCCAAACAGAATGCCCAAATTGGTCATAAATACAGGTTTCACCTGTAGCAACATCAACCACGATTGCACCGCCTTTTGTGGCAACGATAACGGCTTTAGATGTTTTGCCTTGCTGAGGGATGAGCACAACTTTCACTCCTTCAGGAATGTAAGATGCAAAACCTACGTGCTGAATAACCTCAACATCTTCCAGCACTTCATCGGTGTAACCTTCCAATTGAACCAAACTAGAACCGCCACGGGATACGAGACCTAAAAAGGCTTGTCGGATCTGACCAAGGCCTTTATTGACTTGCTTTTGAATCGCATCAATCATTTACGCGTCTCCTTGTGCAGTAAAGGTTGAGCCCAATCGCCCTGGCGTTGCATTCTGAGTTGAGTCAACATGCCTGCACTACGAGACAAGGTGAATGTACATCCCATAACTGCCCACTTGGCTGTAGCACGTGTAATCCGATTACTTTCAAAATTCACATAAAAACCAGTTGACCAAGCACGTCCGTCCACCTCCCAGCCTTGCACAGAAGAAGAAAGGCGATAGGCTTGAAGATCATTATCTTTTTTGATTTTATCGATGGTGGTATTGGCTTCAGCTTGTGTTTCAATGTCAGCCATCGTGACAATTTTTAAGCGATTGTGTGCCTTAGAATTGGATTTAAACGACGCACTCAAGTTTTTGGCATTGCCATCTTGGCCCAGCAATTTAATCTCTGAATATTCGTTAGATCCATCTTCAGTGTATTCAGCACTCAAGGCATTATTATTTTTATCAGGCTTATTCAAACGTAGGGCAGTCGCCACTTTATAGGCATTGATAAATGGATCACCAATTGACAAAGTACTGTCAGGTTCAAGCCAAACATGCTGTCCTGTCACAGCTGCCGCTTTAACAATTGCGTCCCAAATATTCTCTCCGGGTTCAACACTCACTTTATTTTTTAGCCAGGCATTGTTTTGAATATTTGTCCCTTTGAAGAGGCCTTTTAAATCACCACCCATCACGTATTTATTGACCAATTCTTCAAGAGTCATTTGGCGGCCATTAAAAATAGGTACTGAACAATCGATCAATTGGCCAGCCAAGTCCCGACCTGAAATAGAAAGGGCATAACCAGAACGGTCTACTTTTTCTTGGACTTGATCGGCTACTGAAGTGAGCAACAGTTCATCGCCATAATAAAGTTGTACTTTTGCACCTTTTCTAACGCCAGCAGGCAATACATGATCTTGTTCATCAAACAGGGAAAATGACCAGGCATCCGCTGGCGTATCAATAGCACTGTCAATTGAAGCCATATCCCATGTATTAATCTCAAAGCCAGCAATAATCAGACGTACTTTTTTATCGCGCATAAACTGAGACCTCCATACCTTTTAAAAGGAGGGCAGGGTTTTCAATATCCTGATTTAGGCGACGGATTTCAGCTGCACGTGTCATATCTTCATAAAGATAATGTGCTAACCAATGAAAGGTACAAGGCACAGGGATGATCATCGTAATAATCGGAGGACGAACTTCTATGAGCTCTTGGATCTGTAAATGGATTTGATCAGCGACGTGCTTGTAATTTTGAATCAATGAGACAGCATCTAGATCGAGGCTGCCATATTCACGCTCAGCCTGAATAGCGGCTTGAATCTTTTCACGTGTACTCGCACGAACTTTGGCAAGATCCATCGGAGTCATGCTGATTTGATTCTGTTGTGTCGTTGGGTCTTGTACTGGCTTAGCTTGTAGCTCCAGCATCTCATCACGTGTTTTTTGAATGACTTGCTGAGTAATACCAACAACTGAAGCAACTTGTGTTGCACGCCAAAGTTGTTTTAACTCTTTTGGGTTGGAGGTTTCATTAAATACATGATCAAAACGCTCAACACGTTTGATGACATCACGCCATTGAGATAAAGCTGAAATTGAAAAATCAAAATTAACCAGACGACTAATATCATCCACAAGGCCAGTCGCCCAGGCATCTGGGCTTAGAATATCGATACTGGTTGCTTTGGCTAAATTCAGACCAGTTCTAACGCTTTGCAAAGCATCTCTAACGTCTTTTACAACGCTATAAAATTGTTCAGGTTGTAGGGCTTTTAGTTTTTCTAAAGTCTTTTTAAACTGATTGGCTGGTGATTCAATCACATCTAAAGCAGTCAATTCTGTGGTGGTTTGAACTGGAATAAAAAGCTCACGCTTTTCAGTTTTGACCACTAAAAAGTTAATGCTGAAGCTACAAAAGTCGTGACTTTCTGCGTCTTCGTTCACGCTATGATCAAGCACCTGAACTTGCAGAATACCTTCAGTTGGATGAATCAATTCGCCAGGGCCTGTGACCGCAATTGCAGCCTCAAGCGCTTTACGCCATGTTAGATAGTCATCACCAGTAAACATTGCATTAATCGTGATACGACGCGCATCATTACCCATATCTTCGACGGTGGCATCATTTGAGTACGGGGCTTGATGGATGGCTACAGTTTTGGCTTGAGCACCACTGACGGATGTACATTCAAACTGCACACCACGAAATGAAGCGTCATGTAATTCGTCTTTCCAGCCCATAAAAAAACCTCAAATGAATGAGGTTAGTTTGCCGTTAGAATCTTAGCTTGTTGTGTGGAAGTGCTTCCCAATTTAACGCCCTGTGTGTGTCAACATAAATGGCTTAGGTGCACCATGACGATTTTCTTGACTGGATGCAGTGGCAGGTCGACCAAAAGACTCCGCTAATGATCCACCTGGAAGGTTAAAATTTAAAGGACGGTTAGCAAAATTACTCAAATCCGAACGCATAGCTCTGAACTCAGAAATAGCATCCTGAGACAACTTGTTTGCCTGTTGTTGCTCACTCAACATTGCATCGTAAGCTGCTTGCGCTTCTAAAGCCGCCTTAGCTTCGTCGTTCCCAAAGAATGCTAAAGTCTTGGCAATGGTTTCACCTAATTTATCTCCAAAATCTGTACCTTCTACAAAATTCTTGCTAATTACTGTACCTGCACCATAACCAACAGCCCCAGCGGCCAATACTGCACCCGCTGGACCTGCTCCAGCACGAGCAACACCACCAGCCTTGGTAAGTAAACCGCCTGCTTTACCAGCTATAGCACCACCTTTACCACCCCCAAGTACACTACCTGCTGCACTTGCAACACCTAATGCAGCGACAGCAGTAGCAGCGCTATAAGCGGCTGCGGCCAATGCTTCATTTCCTTGAGCAGCGTCAGTAACTTTATCTTTCAAAGTTCCCAATACTCCAGACACAGCATCGTAGGCTTTAGATTGGGCAAATAAGCCTTCTTGATTTACAGCCTGATCTTTGGCCCACTCTTGAGACTTGATTAATTCTAAGTCTGAATTAACCGTACCCTTAGCACCTGAGATTTCTGACTCTAACTGTGATGCAGTATCTTTATTGTAGACCGCTGCCATTGCTGCCATGAGTGCTTGTCGGTCTGCGATGATTTGTCCCATTTCCGAACCCATTGCGATATTGCTCATATCGCCAAGTAAGGCTTGACGTTCTTCATTCGATTTTGCACTGCGGGCTTGTGCTTGCAAATTGCTGTATTGAGTATTACCAGCAAGCTGACGTTCCAATAATTTTACAAACGCTTCAACACCGTATACTCCTTGCTCACGTTGTTGAATCGAATAGCTAGACCAATCAAAAACTTGTTTAGGTTTTTTAGTACCTTTCACTCTTGTTGGATCGCCTGGCGTAACCGTAACGGCATCAGCAATTGAATCGCTAAATTCTCTTGATGAAAGTTTTTGTAGTAAGTTCACTACGTTATTACCAGCACTGGAGCTATCAGAGGCCGTAGTTTTTGCCATTTGGTTTAGTGCTAAAAGTTTAACCAAACCGTCATCGCCGCTGTAACCTGATGCTTTGGCCATTGCCATTTGTTCAGGCAAAAATTTTGCCATATCACGATATTCAAATGATCCGACTTGACCAGCGCGCATCGCACGATCCTGACCAAGTGAAATATCTCTAACCCCAAAATTTTGCATCGCTAAAGTCATTTTAGCTGCATCCACTGCGTCTGCACCCGCAGCAAATGCTGTGCGAGTTGATGCATTTAGGGCAGGGGCAACATTACCTACATCGTATTTACCTGATGCAATTAACTCATTCAAAGCCGCAGCTGCATCTTCACGTGTGCCGCCCCCTGTACGTACTGCATCTTTAACATATTGATGTAATGAATTACCTTCTTCAAGACGTTGCTTAGTACTGAGCCCTTGACCACCTGTGGCTGTTGCCATGATGTAGGTCATTTGCTGTTGATAGTCACGCGGCTTTTGTAAAGCGTTAGATAAAACCATACCACCCGCTGCTACAGCACCACCAACAGCAACCGCACCTTGGAAGCGGCTGCCACCAGTACCATTCATTTTCTGGGCTTGCTGGATCTGTTTTTCCTGTTGGGCCGTTTTGCCCAATTCGGCATTGAGCTGGGCAACTTTAGATTTCATGGAGGCATAGGCACGCTCCATATCTTTGGCTGTAACAACGCCCTGACGTTGCAGTATGCTTAGCTTTTGGTAAGTGGCTTGGGTTTTGGTAACTTCCTGGCGAATCTGTTGCTCGGTACGAATCCCCAGCTTTCGTACTAAATCTACAGCCTGAGCTTCCTTTTTTTGAGCAGCAAGGGCTGTGCCTTGCTTACGCATTTCATCCAGTAATTTCTTTGCAGAGGTGACTTGACCTTCTTGTAATGGTTTGAGCTTTTGTTGTTCAGAATTAATCTTCTGAACAGCTTTAAGCTGATGATCCGCTATACGTTTTAGCTCAGCACCCGCGTTGCCTTTGACCTGAAGTGTTAAAGAGACGGTAGTATTTTTACTCATGGCTTACTCATTTTAGAATTTTTAAAACGTGAAGCAACGTAGGTTTTACCTGAAGCTTTTTTGACTGGAGCCGGAGAGGATGATTTTTCAACTGGACGAGTATTATTGCTTTGCCGCTCGTCTGCACTCAGAAATGCAATAGCCATATCAATCGGCATGTCACATGCGTCTTGATATGGCACACCGACGATCATTAGGGCTCGAATCAGTTTGACTCGGTCTCTGAGTTCTCGGCTTGTTCCTTTGCATCCAGTTGGTCACGTAAATCTTTTAGATAGTCTAAATTAGTACGTGATGAATGACCCAATGCGTCATAGGGTAATTTGTGCTCATTCCCTTCAGCATCAACCAAGCGGGTCATAGAGGCCAATTCACCAATCGAAATATATTGACCCACCAACAGCTCACCTTGGGCTTGAACACTCTCAATACCACTTAACTGAGTCATCACCACTTTTTTTAATTTAAGGGGCTGTTGTTCCGCGACCAAGTGAATAGCAACAGGCAATGTGCCTTCAATTTTTGTACGTTCCATTTTGATTACTCAACAATTTTGTCTAATGCAAATAAACTAATAGAGCGACCTGCGTTATTCGCTTCTACACCCGTAGATGTACCAATCTCTTGAGGCCAACAGTCAATATAGGTTTCACGGAAACTGCCATCTTCTGACTCAATGGTCAGACGTGCATCTTCAACTGAGCTCCAGTCAATAGATCCAGCCAATGGAATAACAGTTTCAATAGATAGGCTATATGCCTTATTGCCTTTGGCAACGTACTTGGTACGACGCTGGCGGTTCATGGTGGGAACAGGGCGGTTCCCTGTCACTTCGGATGGGTTGCATGAGGTACAGTCATATTCTGTCCCGTCAATGCTCAGTACAATTGTACCGACGACTTCTTCAGACATGCTTTAAGACTCTTATAAAAGATGTCTTATGTTTACGGTATTTCTATAGATATACATGCGGAAGTCGTTCCATAAAAAAACCACCCGAAGGTGGTTTTAATTTCATGCGAGAGAGGCTTGATATAGTTTTTCTTTGAGAAGATAACCCTCTAAAGTCCATATTGAACGGAATGCGTCGTTATATGCCAGCTCTTTTCCTTTCTCAATATCGAAAATTTCTGCACTGATACAGGCAGACTGTCCAGTAACGGTATAACCATTCTGCAAAGTGATAACACAAAGGGTCAAACAATCCGTGCTTTTATCATGCTCATAACCATCAGCAAAACGATCAGGGCTATATTCATTACCATGCACCCAGCGGACCGCCACAATCTTTTCTTCGATTTGTTCTTTGGTTAAGCGAGGTGCTTCATTATTTGAAGTATTCATTTATAAAGTCCCCAATTTAGTAAACATTCAGTGTTGCAGCAATCACATGCATACCACGAACCCAATCTGAAGGAATGGCAGCATTAACGCGGTAACGGTCAGTCGCATCTTCAGTCACAGTCAACTCACCTTTGGTTGCTTCAACATTTTGTAAGATTTCAGCACGATCTAGTTTGAGTGCTTCAACGAGGAAAATTGAACGTAGATTACGACGAGCTGCGGCTGTATTTTTTCGACGACGTTCTTTTGATGCTGCTGTACGCATGACCTGACGGACATAATCAATCGTCAATGCACCGTTAATATCGAGCATGATGTCATCCGCAATACCGGTATCTGGATTTTTACGGTAGGTTGATACTGCACGTACAATTTCAGGCTTACCATCTGCACCAGTAGCAATGATGCAAACACCTGCTTTTAATGCACGTTCTTGACGTTCAAAGGTTAGCTTAAAACGATCTTCAACCGCACTTACACCGCCTAAATTTACACCATTAAATGGCACAGCAGGGTCGTTAGAATCAGCGAGAGCCGCAGCCATTGCACCCGCAATTTCAGCTTCTTGGCCTGTTGCGCCATGATAGCAAACAGCAATGACGCGATAACTTGTTTCAACATTGGCTTGAGCTGCAAAAAGTGTTGCTGTCTCAATATCTGTAAATGGAACAACGAGAATAGCAGGACGTTGTTCAATTGCATCACTGACAAAGTTTAAGTGGTCAATATACGCTTCAGTATCATCGCCAACAGCTGGAGCACTGTTTAGCGCAATAACAGTATGGCCCAACGGTTCGATAATATCTAAGGTAGAATCAAGATCAACTGCTGGAACCTGAGCCGTATCCATTTGTAAGGTTAGACCATAAGCATCAATTAAGCGGTTGGTTTTGACGGCCGCTTTAATCATTTTACTCATTGCACTGTTGGCAGCGATTTTATCGTCAGCATCAGCTTCATCGTAAATAGCGACAGGTTGTGTCATGACTTTGGTGTCACTTGTCAAAAAAAGTACCTTATGCGTGTTTGCAGGTAAGCCCGCACGCTGAGTATTAATATTGACATCGGTATACATGCCTGGAGTTTTAATACCTGTTTGTACCATGTTTATTATTCCTTCAGGTTGACCAAATCACTTTCATCGACGTGACCGTCGTTAGGCTGATAGTAATAGTCAATATTGATTTTTTGGATTTCTGCTTCAGTGTCTTCTTCTTCACGGTCCCGATCTGATGCTTTGAAGATGAATCCTGTTGTGAACTCTTGAGCGATTACACTGATTGATT